TTATAGGTTTTGTTTCTAAACTGGATAAGCATATCGCGGTTAGAGTCGTCGCTATCGTAATAAGCATCTATAACCGTCTGTGAGTATCTAATAGTAAAGTTAGTATAAGCCTTTTCAAAATCACTATTAGCCGTGATAAGCGTAAAGCCTTTAGTAGTTTTAACGGCGGCATACGGTTGTAATACCTCCGTCTCGACCAACTCATTAGTAAAGCCCTGCGCGTCTCTCGGCCTCGTAATCTGATAGATCCTTATACGATACTTAAAATCGCCGGCATTAATCATAATAGATTTATCCTATGCGAGTCTAACGTCGACTCTACGACGTGATTTAGGTTGCTTTTATCGATATATAGCGAGCGGTTGTCGTACATATCTTGGCACAAGACAAGCGCCACTTGCACGACGTCGCTAAATGCGTCGAGATCGCCGAGTGTATAGCCCGTATATTGCACGATATAGCTTTTAGCGATATTTAAGTATGTCGCTAGCGAGTTTTCGTCATCGGGCGTAACCTCGCTTAAGCGTAAATACTCCGCAATATCTGCGGCGGTTAGCTCGCTTAATTTTGTAACGTTCATCTTGTGCCATCCCCTTTATCTTTTCTTAGATTTTGCCTTAGAGACTGGCTTAGTTACCACCTCGGCCTCTTTAGCGTTATAGACTTTCTCCTCGACAACATAGCCTACGCGCAATAGATCGCGCGCGATAGCATCGTCGATGTCTTTAGTTTCGCCGGCCGCCATCGAGACGGCTCCGGCAAAACTTTCGAGTGCTTTAACTCTCATGTTAAGGCCTCCTTATTAAGCGGTAGTGCTAGACATGACAAGCTTGGCGATCTTCTGTGCGTTTTCGACCTTTGCATCGAAATCGGCACGAGCGATAACACCATAAGCACCTTGAGTGATAAAGCGTTCGCGCAAAACGTCCATCCATAGATCTTCGCTAAACTTGGTAGCAAGACCGCTCATATCGCCATAATAAATAGCGGTTTTACCTGCGGCCATATCTGGCATCTGATCAGATACATAGATAGGCTTACCAAGCAAGCTCTTACCAAATGGCAAGCTAATATCATCCTGTAAGAGATAGCGACCGTAATTGTCCTTAAGTTCGCGGATAGCTGTACGAGTCTTTGGGCTCATGATCCACATAGCGTTCTCTTGGAACATATCTTTAACTGTATCCTGCAACTCGATAAGTTCGTTTGCGGTTACGGCTGTTGCTGCTGCTGCGGTCTTAGATAGAGTTACGCCGGCATCGGTACCGTTACCGCCAAGGCCTGCGACCTTACCATTTGCGCCGTTAAGCAAGACGTCCTCGAAAAATCTTTTCATCGAGTAAGCCATAGCATCGACGACATAATCGACGATAGGAAAATCGACGTTATTGATAAGCTGTACGCTAATCTTTGATAGTGCGCCGATTAGATAATCGCCAAGATTGATAGAGGTAAACTTACCGCTTGCTGCGACGAGTTCGTCAAATTCATCTTGGAAAGCGACGGTAATAGCGGTTTCGCTTTCATCGTAATATGGGATCGCCAAGTTACCCTTAACGTTGTACTTGGTCGAGCGTTCCAAGATAGGGCAAATATCGTAAAGCTTGCGGATAACACGCTTAGCGATAGTCTTTGGCACGATGGCGCCGTTTGCCGTTTTTGTTAGTGGTGATGCGCTAGCATCGTCGCGGATCTGCATAGCTGCGCCGCGGATAAATGCCTCAAAAGAGCGTTCTTCGCGCTTTGCGATCTCTTTATCTTCTTCTTTCTTTTCTTCTGCTGCGACTGGGGCGGTTGTTGCCTTACCATCGCCGCACTCACGATCGAGACCCTCGACATCGCCGATAAGTTCGATGCGATCCTTGATAAATTTAACATTATCGCGGATCTCTGCGAGTTCCTGCGCCTCTGCGTCGGTAAGCTCGCGATTTTGCGTCTTAGCCTCGGCCAAAATCTCGTCGGCACGAGTAATAAGACTGCGCTGCTTTTCTTTTAGCTGCTTTAGCATGATGCGTCCTCCTTTATAGACTTAATCATTTGCTCATATTTACTATAATCGATTTTGTCAAGTTTTTCTATATTTTGCTCTTGGTTATCCACAGATTTATCCACAGGCTCGGCATCTTTTGGCTCCGCCTTTTCTTCTGCCTGCTCTGTTTCTTCTTCTCTCTCTTGTGTAGCATCCTCTTTTTCTTCCTTTGCCGTAACTTGGTCGAGCGTCTGCGTTACTGATGGCTCGTTTTCGTCGATGGCATCCTCGCCTCTGCAAATAATATGATCCTCGCCATTTATAGATCTTGCGTAAACCTGCGTACCTGCATATGCCGGCGCTTTAGATTTATCCAAAACCGAGACCTCGTGCAAAAATAGATCTTTAACCAAGCGCAAAAGCATACCGCGCTCTAAGCCATTTTCGACCTCTCTATCTTCAAACCCAAAAGACCATCCAACGAGCTCACCTTTACGCGCTTTCTCGATAACCTCGGGGTCGGTAATAGTAGCTCGTACCCTTAGACCGATATTATCCTCCTCTAGTTCGAGGTTGCCCTGTTCGGTCGAGCCCAAGTCTCTATCCCAGTCATGATTAAGCAAGATATGCACGTTGTTACCGCGCTCGAGCGCCCTCTTAAATGCCCCGACGCATATACGCTCGATAAATTTACCGATGCGGCTTGGTAGTGGTTTACTATCTCTCTCGATGGCATTAACGTAACCCTCGAGCTCTACGCTATCCTCCCTAAAATTAATACGCATTTTTGCCTCCTTTTGCTTTTACTCGATATTGCCGTCTTTTTCTTCTTCGCTAATAACGTCATGGTCGACTATCTCTTTTTCGATACCCTCCATATCGTGGCTAGCGTCGTTATTAGGCGTGTAATACTGATGTGTATTTGTATCAAATAGCACGGCACTAAGGCCAACGTTAATAACGTCTAAGCCCTCAATACGGCTCATATTCTCGGCGCGCCTAATCTCGTTAAGAGTCATAAAGCCGGTCTCTTTTGCTAACCTATAAGCCTCGTATCGCTCTTTAATACTTACGCGCAAAACCTCTTTAACGTCAAACTCAAAAAACTTTTTACCTTTTTCGCTTTCCAGTAGTAAGTCATGATTAAGCGCCGTCTCAAAAGCTTTTACGACCGGATAAATAGCCTCTTTAAACGTTCGGTAAAAGTCATTAGGATAGATACCAAAAATATTATTAATCTCATCTGTTAAAGTCTTTTTGTTTTGGTCGAGTTGCATCTCGGTTGCCGAGTTGCTTGCCTCTTGAAACTCTAGGCCATTGTTAAGCACTACGACCGACTCGCCCTTATTTGCATAAAGGTTACGCCAAGCGGTTTTAAGTACGTCGATCTCGTTTTGGCCGAGCCTACGTGTCGACTTGATAAAGCCCTTTTTATTGCCTCCGTTTTTAGCGGCTAGCAACTGATATACGAGCGTCTGATAGGCCGTATCAAGCGCGGTTGATACCTCGGTCGTTAAGCCTACGCCCTCGGCGCCATCCTTGCTATTGCGCAAAAGCTTAATAAAATCAAAAATCTCATACTCTTTATCGTATACAAAAAGCTTGCGCTTTTTAAAAATCGGGTCGGGGTTCCATATCACGGTTACGTAATCATCGCTAACGTAATATAGACCGCCTACGTCGTTGCTGCGCTCTCCTCTTTGGATATAACAGTAACCGCCACGCCCCATAAGGTAGTCCTCGACCATAGCTTTTTTAAGCTGAAAAGCATCGAGGGTATCGCCAGTATCGCAATTAAGCATCTTTACTCGAGGATCGTCGGCTCGTTCTTCGACGTACTTATGCTTATCGCCGTTATTGCTCTCGGTCTCTTTGATCCAGTATAGCTTAACCGGCATAGATGCTATTTGGCTACTGATAAGGTTTACCGCTGCGCTTACCGCCGGTATAGTCATGGCCTGCTCACGAGTGATAGGATCGCCCCTTAGCAAGGCATTAAGCAAAACGTCGCTAACCTCCGGCTCGGTTTTTGGCGCCGCCGATGCGGTCTCTTGCGCCGTCGCGTTCGAGCCGTCATCTCGCTTTTTAAAATTAAATATACCCATATGGTTTTATCCTTTCTAAGGCTAATTATATACCATTAGCATTAAACCACTTGTGCGGTAAAATAATCACCTCCAAGTATTGCATCTTGGTTAAGCAAGTAAACCGCATTTATTAAGCTCACTACCATATCGACCTTGCCGTTAGATTTTTTCTTATTAACATAAAGATTTTGGTTAGTGTCATATGTGCATCGGGCGTTAGCAAAATTAATCTCTAGCATCGGGTTATCCTCGTACTCAAATTCGCCCGTCAAAATCTTTTCTTTTAATAGCTTAGTCGGTGGATGCAATACGCTCGAGTGCTGCCTTACCTCTACAAGGTTATATCCTGCCGCCTCTAGCTTTTGCGCCGTGCTCATAGCATTATAGCGGTCGTAACCGATGGCTTGTATCTGTACGCCGTACTTTTCCTCTAGCGATAAGATAAATTGCTCGACATATCCGTAATCGATAACACGATCGCCGCAAGCCATAACTTTACCGCCTCGCATATGCTCTCTATAATTAACCTTTTCGTTTATGGTCTTTTCTTCGATGCGATCCTCGGGTATAAATGCAAAACTCTCGGCAATTATGTTGTTATTATCATCTAAGCCAACCATCGATACGCTCGTATTATCCGTCGTCATGGATAAGTCGACGCCGATATATACGACCTTACCTTGCCAGTCGATAAGACCTTTTTTAACACGGCAAGCCTTAACGTCGTTTACGTCTATGTAAGTCTCCGTACCGGCGCCCATGTAAATAATGTTGCATCTCTTGCAAACAAAATTTTCACGCGCCGACTCTACGGCTATTGCATAAGCTCGCTCTTTAACTAGGTCTTGCCATATCTCCGGTACCTCCAACGCTACGGGGTTTGCTTGCTTAAGCAATATATCGTCTGTCTCCCAGTTCTTAACGTTATCGGGCTCATATAATAAGCTAAACCACGTCTCGTCTTTTTCTTGCCCATCCAAGACGCGCTTAGAGTAAGCGCATATGTCCTCAAATGGGTTTTTAAGTGTTGGGTACTTGGTGGATATGATCATGCCGAGCTTATTTTTAATACCGGACTGACCCGAGCGCATAGCATTAATCGGATAACTCGAGTTAAGGGCGCCCGTTTCATCGCATAAAAAGGCCGTCGGCAAGCGTCCATCGAGCGTACTTGTCGAGTATGCAAGCGGCGTATATTTGGTCGAGGTTGGCTTAAAAATGATATTATCGCGCATGATCCTAAAGCGCTCGGTATCTCTGTACTTGTAAACTAAAGGGCTCGAGCGTAAAGTCTCCTCGATAGCCTGCCGTACTTGGCGGCTTAGCTGCCCATCCGGCGCCACGCTGAAAAAATCGCTAAATGGTGGCTCGGTTAAAAATAGCAAAATAAAGATAGTAGCGATAGTATACGTTTTAAAGTTTTTACGGCCTATCTCTAAAACTCCAGTCTGATACCTGCGTTTATTTGGGTCGTCGCGATATACTACGCATAGTGTAGCCTCGTAAAATAGCCATTGATAGCCGCAAGTGCACTTATAAAGCGGTTGGCCTGTCTTTAGGCCTTTTGGCATGATTAAAAGCTTTAATACGTTCTCGACTTGGCGTACCTTGTGCTCGTTTAGCATATATTTTTTGTTTTTGCCCTCGGCAATCTTCATAAACTCGCGCATCGAGGCTTTTACGTACTTGGGCGTTGTTTTGACTCTTACGGCCTTTTTGCAAAATAAGTATGCTTTACTCTCGGTCGCTTTCGTCATCGCCATCACCGCCGTTTATCATAGCCAAAAGCGGATCGCCGCCTTTGTCATCGGTCGACGATGCGCCAAAATTCTTTAAGATCCGCATAAGAGTCGAGACGGTCTTATTTGCGCTATCTGTTGTGCGGTTATACTCTGTAACCGCCGGACTCGAGTATAAGTTACCGCGGCCTTTAACGTACTCTTTAGATACGAGCATACCGTCTTTATCCATACTTTCCTTAAGGCGCTCGAGGATGCTTAGTTGTACCTCGTAACGCTCAAAAGTCGTTATAAAAAAGTAGTTAGACTCTAGGCCGGACTCCTCGGCCATCCGTTTTATCTCGTTTGCCTGATCTTGTAATGTTAATTTGCTCATCTTTTACGCTCCTTTTATAAGTTCCTCACATATTTTAACTACATGGTCGCATAGACCATCCGGTATCTGACTCCTTACCGCTGATCCTTTAAGCCCCTGTGTGCCGGTCGAGCTGCCGCGCGGCGCTTTTTCGTGGCACGGGTCGCCGTTTTTGCACGGCGGCTTAAAATTTGGCTCGGGGTGATTAGTCCAAATATCGGTCGGTTTCATCCTTTTATCACCGTATTGGCAATAAGTAACCGTATAGCGCGGCAAGCCCTGCATAAAGTCCATTTTTCGCATACCTCCGCGTGGGTTTTCTATAAAAAAGCACTTCGGCTTAAGCTCTTTGATGAGTTCTATAACGTGGCGATTAGTTTTATCGCAAAACTTAGCATAATCGCTCACCGCGTCGAGGCTACCCGTCTCGGCATTCTTTTTTCTATGATGCGATATAGCGGCTATCGAGTACGTCGTACAGTCCGGCGACGCCCAAATGACGTCGGGTACGCCTCCGCATAGCTCTATAACCCTTTCGGGCGTGATATTGTTAATATCATCGTAAATATCTATGTTTTCAAATTTTTTATCCCACTCGACACTAAAAGTCTTGTGTCCTCGCCGCTCAAAAGCCCTACTTACTGACCTCGTACCGGCGAAAAGCTCTAAAACTATCACTATTTACCTCCATTTTATTTTATTGCATCGCTTATATAGTGATTTTTTAACTTTTACGCTTTTAATTAGCTATTTGCCACTATTTTACCCAAAAATTAAAGTTTATTGCGGCTTTTTGCGGTTTTTTCGTAATTTATACGCCTTAATTCCAAAAAAACTCGGGTTTTTATATATTTTGCACGTTATCC